TTACAGCACCATCCCCATATTGCGAAGCATCCACAAACGGTTCTCTGACTCGTCTGGCGTCTTGTCAACGAAGTATGTTTGATAGCGCTCTATCCATGCATTAGCTTCACGCCCCGAGAAGTGAATGCCCTTCTCCTGCAACTTACACACAAAATCTCTTGTATGCAGATAACGATACCCCTTCGGATTAACTGCGATCGATTCACGGAACGCCTGGGTGATATCTGACTGACGGAGCATGATCTGCCCTCCTTAAAATGCTGGTTATGCATACAGTAATTTCATTCGAGAGGCAGATCAAAGAGGTTGCAGCTATCAATCCTCGCCACTGATGTAACGTAATGATTATGCCGGGATGCCGCGGCTACCCGTAAACCTCTCCACCCTCGATCGCCATCCCTGGCAAATGAACTATTACTCACCGCCTCTCGCCAGGAACCCACGGAACAATCAAATCATCTGTCAGATAAACAACTCTGATATGGTTTGTCGTGGAAATTCCAGCCCCCGCAATGGCAGTTGATGCAGCGGCGAGGGGGGTATCGGTGTCCTCAATGGACAACAGCACTCCCGCTGACTTATCCTGGGATATTGCATACGCATCACAGCCGACGCTCTGATTTTTTGCGTTGTATATATACCACACACAACCTCCTACAAAGTTATCATGCCTGTTTGCTTTGTCAGTGTAACCTGACTGCCTTCAACAAAATTATATAGCCACAGTCGGACAATCAGCCCTTCGGCGGGTTTGCCGTCCGCAGGACGACTATATGATGCCAGGTCGAACCCACCATTAGCTGATCCACCCGCGTAGGCAATTATGTTTGTATTTTTCCCTACGTTAAGATTAACAAGTTGCTCTGCACCAACCGGGGCGTCTAGCACGAAACTCCCGTCGCTAACCTGTCCCGGTATGGCAGAGTGCGTATACCCAGACCACACGGCAAATGAAACAGGCACATCCGACCGGGTGCAGTTCAACAGACACATCATATATTGATAATTAACGACGATAGCTTGCATGGGGATATAAATAAAAACGCTTTTATCAGATACAACCGACCCGACTTTGCCGGTGATAGTTACGTCATTATCGCTAAACGCTATGTCGAAATCCTGCGAACCGGAAAAATAGTATTGCCATTTAGCTATCCGCTGCCTGTTTAAAAACGATGAGTTAACAAAATAATCTTTAAGCGTCACTGGCGTGATGTTAGACACGCGCACTGGTTTTCCTGTGTCTGCGACAAATTGATAATTTTTTGTAAACTCTCCTGACGCAGAAGCATCTACAATTGTTACGGTATCAACACAAATCTGTTCCGGGTAATCAGGGTTATATTTAATAAAATCGTCATTAACGACGCCACCACCATCCTCACGGGAGGGTACAGCGTACGTTAGTTTTATATTTTTAAGTCCCAAATGCGCAACATTTGAACCTTTAGACAAATCAAAAAAATTTTTTGTATGGAAAGGGTTGAACTCCATAAATGGGCCATCGATATTAATTTGCATATTGCAATTATCTGACCATACACAAGGTTTCTCGATTTTAAAATAGTCCAGATTGCCGCCCATCCAGTTAACTTTCCCGCCCCACCCGGCTGGCGTTATAAATTTCCCGTTATTTAATGCAACACAACCCCAAAATTCAAAAGATTCGCCATTGTCTTCACCATTTATTAGCTCACCAGTTCCTCCATTACCTATAAATTTAGCCCCCCACCATTGCAGTCCCCAGGCGAAATCACCATTAATGTACGTCTCTCCGAATCCGCCAATACAAACGTTGCGGATTTTTCCTAGTGCGCCGTACAGGGTTGATGTCAGTCCGTGATGTCCGATGGCGCAGACATTAGGCCACTCTGTTTTATTCCATAAAGACCCCTGATTGGGGCGTCCTCCGTCAATATATCCCATCGCCAACGTCCCGTTTACTATAACATCCCAGTCGTTATAGGCCGGAATGAACAGGTCATCGGATGGTTTCTTGGACTCATAATAAAACGCCATACGCTTATCAGCTCGTAGGGGGTGTTGCGTATAATCACCAGATTGCAGAAAAACACCTAACCCTCTGTTTAAATCTATATAGCAGCACACCGCGTCTATTTTTAACGTACGACTGGCAAACCATTTCTGCGGGAATACAACTTTGTAGCGCTGTGCAAATAGCCCTCGCGTATCTTCTGCGGGAACTCTGGCCCAAAAAGAGGCAGCGTCCAGTGCGGCCTGCAGCTTTTGTGTAGAGTCTTCAACATAGTCATTTGAGGTGCCAAACCACTCGGCTCTGATAACGCCTGGATTACGGATTAGGTCAGCATTTATCCACACGGATTGTCCGTCAGATGCAGCAATACGCGTACCGCCATCATCAGGAAAATCTAATAATTTCATCCATGACATAGATATAAATGTCATGGATTCAGACCGACTTCCTCGGCGAACAAATATCTGTTGCCCTGAATAGCCTGGTGCCTGTGTACGCAACTCAGCATAGTTCGCACACTGCCCGATAAATTTAAAGCCGTCTCCCGATGCCAGATTATTGAATACAGATTCAGGGTCTATTTTAGATAGATCAGGCCAGTAATACTGGAGGGAACCATAAGCATCAAGCACAGCCATACTGTAATTTTGCTTAACAATAAGCTTAACAATTTGACCATTGTAAACCGGGAAACCACCTGCATTAATGATGATCGGCTGGGAAATCTGTACTTCGTCCCCGTTTTCGTTAACGACATACACAGGTATGCGATTTACAGGGTTAACCGGGTCAGTGTCGGGGTTGCCTATATATATCCGGCCATTCGATAACGACTTTAACGATCGTGGCGAGGTAAACTGTGTTGAAGGCATGGAAACCATGTAATTGGTATCAGTCATTTTACGTGCTCCGGGCGCAAATAACCCCCACAAGGCGTGGCTTGCGGCAGTAATTGATAACGTACCGAAATGGTACGATTGTTGATTTATCCAGTAGGTTTTACGATGCCTATCCACCCACCGGTGAGGCATCAAGGATGTACAGCAAATACGATGAGGCGCAGTTCCACTTGAGACTTACGCATGAGCTTCACGCTAAGATTAAGCAACGCGCGAAGATGAACAACAGATCTATCAATGCGGAGATTGTAGCGACGATGGAAGAATCGTTATCTCGCCCTTCCCCAGTGTCCGGCTATAGTGACGACGCAGAACGCGAAGCTGATATCCTCGCGCAGGAAGTGAAAAAGCTCGTTTTTGAGCTGGCATCCGAGCACTACAGGAAAAAGTAATTTGCTCCCCCTTGCGCTACCCTCATGGGAGAGTGAGAGGCAAAGGAGGCCCACCTGGTGGGCCTTGTGATATCAGTTCATTCCCGGCAAATACATCTGCACTTCATTGGCAACGCGTTCACGAGCAGAATGTAACAGCTGCTTTCTGCCGCCAGCGCCCCACCGGGCCATCTGACTGGCACACTGGCTAATCGCCTTAGTTTCGGTATTGATAATGTGGTCGATTTTATTCAGGCGGGACATTGCGCCGATCCCCATACGGACTACGGTTCGAAATACCTCATACACTTCAATTTCGAACTCTGGTTTAATCCATGCAGCGTAGCGAATGGCGAGCAGTTCAACTCCCCACACACCAGGCTCATCACCACCTTTAACGACCTTAAGTGGTTGAATTTGTTCCAAAGCACTTTTTTGGGCTTTGGCCTGCAATGCTCTGATGAATCTTTTAATCTGAGCGCTGCGGAGAAATTTACTGGGCCTCTGGGACTCTGTTGCCTCCCCGTTGGTCACGGCGGCTGCATGGAGATCATTGAGACTGTAGCGACCTTCGTCGTCAACACGAACGGAAACGCCGCTTACTGACACGGTAGGATATTGCATGAGGTTTACCTATAGAAAGTGAGCCTGTCACACAGAGATAGCCGCCCCAGAGTACAACTAACTCTCAGGCTCGCTTTCTGTAGGCTCTAGGATTATACAATGCGCGTGTGATGCGCGGGAGTTTTACTGCATGTATAAAAAAGCCCGGACTATGCCGGGCTGGTTAACGTCTCGCTCACTCCGTGGTAGAGTGAGGGGAAACTAAGGGGGTTGGCATGAAGAAACTTATATTTTCATTCATTACTGTACTATCAATATCCTCGGCTTCGGCTTCTGGCGTTAGTGAAAACAGAATCTTATCACTATCAAAATGCTTAGGTTACTCAGCGTCTTTTGATAAAGAAACCCTAAATAAGAATCATAAAGCCCTATCAAAAATATTTAAATCTTATTTGAGTGCAGCGCACGAATACCAAAAAACGGATGAATGGTTAGCTAACCAAAAAGATTTTTTGTTCAATACATTAGATGAAAAAGAGCCAAGCCCAGATTTTTATGCTGGGTATTTCCTTTCTACCATCATGCTATCCGCGCAAGATTCGATACGAAAATCTGCAGAGGCGCAGTTTGTTCAAAACAAAGGGGTTGGAGACTTGTCATCTTTATGGAATGAAGAAGCGCTTAAAAGGTTTACGGATTCCAATTGCGAGCTTATAAACTAGCCATCCATGGCTTGATGTTAATATTCTTCCTGAGTTTGCATCAGCCAGCGTACTATGCCCAAGCGGGCTATTGTCCGCCGATCCTCTTCAGGTAACGAGTCGAAAAAGTCGCGCCACTGCGGTGATTTTCGCACCCTGCTGTCCATAACGTGCTCTGGCGCACTGGCCGGAAGCGATTTAACCGCCCGCTGAAACTCAGGGGATGAAATCAGCTTATCAGCGGCGTCAGAGGATCCTGCACCACCCGCCAGCCTCGCTTTTTCGGCTATTTTCTGTCCTATCTCAGCGCCCGCTATGGACCCCAGAGGCCCGCCGTAAGAGCCAATCATCGTACCTATCTTCTGCGCATGGCGAGCAGCCATTTCGTGTGTAGCCGTAACGCAATTAAACCGGTCAGTAAACTCAAGCAGCTTTCCTGTGGTCAGCTCATGAGACTTCGCATTTTTAATAGCTCTCGCGACCTTATAGACATCATTCAGGCCGGCCATTGTCTCTCTTGGCAAATGCTGAGCCAGAGTCCTGATTTGCCCACTAGCCTGCATATTCTGCCACCAGTCAGCATATCCGGCAGGGTTGAAGTCTGCCCCTCTCTTTCCAGATGAGAGCATGTCACGTAACGCTGTGCCGATGAGTTCTGTTCTCAGGCTGCGGGAGGGGGCATTTTCCATCAACTCACGAAACCCTTTAGCGTTGCCTTTCGACATTGCCTGTAGGGCACTCGTGGCTTTGTAGGTCACGTCACCATTGAGCGTTTTACCTCGAAGATTTACCATCTGGCTTTCCATCGTCTTGCGCATCTGGACAAGTCGCTGAGCCACCTCAAAATCACGCAGGGAATCAGTACCTGCCAGGGCCGCTTTCTGGTCCTCTGCCAGGGAACCATAGAGCCGAGACAACGCAGTCCGGTCTGCATCCTTGTACGGTCCGCTTCTCTTCTGCAAAGCATCGCCAACAAGGCGCCGTTGTTTGTTCAGGTTTGCATACGTCAGAACACCATCCGGACCGGGGTTTACAGCTTTGAAAACCACCTTCTCTATCGGATCGAGGTTTTCCCAGCCACCGAGGTTATCAGCTTCTCTTTCCAGAGCCGAGGCTGTACCAGGAGCTTCTATCCTGGTTCCCGGTGCCATCGCTTTGTCTACGCGGCTATAAAGCTGATCGCTCCTGCGCTGCAAGGCCGCCATTCGGCCATTAATCTGGTTAACATAGTTCTCGCTCATCCCCAGAGCATCTGGCGCACCAGCGATATCATCAATGATTTTACCGGCTCCGGAAGCCAATTCGCTGATAGCCTTATCCTCCTGTACTCGCAGGACAGAACCGGCACGGGACTTTATAGCCTGCTCCACAGCCTGATACTGCGCATTTCCGGATAAGTGAGACGGAAGTACAGATTCGACACCCAGTCGATTGGCGGACTCAACTACGTCCTGCTGAGGATTGACGTTAAGACCATCGAGAGATGATGCGAGGTCTGGATTTCTTTGTGCCGCCAGTTTTCTGACTGCATCACCAGTCTGGCTATCCGCAATCTGAGAACCCGTAACTTCAGGCACAGTGGTTGTACCAGCAACGTCTTGTGAGAGCGAAGCAACCGAGCGCTCTGCGGCACTTTCAGTCACTGCCGCATTGCCGCCACCTCTGACTGCCTGAACTAATCCGCGTGCACCGCGATAAAGCTCAGGAGCGCCCATCAGTGCCGCGTTGAGAAGCATCTCCTTTGATGCGTTCTCTGCAAAATCGCCGGGCTGATTCCCGGCATTTGCAATAGAACCTATCATTGCACTACGGACCGGGCCAACTCCAGGAATCAGGTAGTTACCAATAGCCTCGCCAGCCTGTGCATAGGGATCGGTAGGTTGAGATATCGGCCTCGCCACATCCTGCATAGGTGTGAATTCCCCACCATTTACGCCTAGAACGCCATTAGCCCACGCAGCCGCTTTACCTACGGTATTGACCAGGTCCACCGCGCCCTGAGGTAGATTAAACGGGATGTTTGCGATACCACGCACCGCCTGCTCAGGTGCTGCTGCCATCTCAGGAGATATATACTCCGGCGAGTATTGAATATCAGACCTGGCAACATCATTAGGCTGCTGACTACTATCACTCTTTGCAGAAAGAAATTGCTGCCGTTTCTGCGCCCAGGAACTTGCGGTAGGTTGGCCTGAAGCTGCGGCGCTAAATTGCTGCCGTTTTGCGGCCCACGATTCGGTATCGCCGATAGCGTTAATTGCAGCTTTGGCATCCGAGAGATCCAGGGGGCGTAAGTTATCACTATTTCGTTTGGCTGCCTGCGCGTACTGTACCGCTTCACTACTACCGGGGATGATTCCGGCATCGGCAAACTTCTGCACATAGTCAGCAGTCTCACCAGGGAGTGTGGATTTCCCGTTACGCACGGAATTAACCCGACCATTACCTGCGTTGTAGCCAGCCAGAGCCATGCCAATGTCACCGAAACGGGAAAATCCTTTGTTCAGATGGTTAGCCGCGATGTCCATTTGCTTCTCGAAAGATAAAGACGCAGGATCTACGCCTTTCAATCCTGCATCTTCCATCGCGGAAGGCATTAACTGAGCGTAGCCACGCGCGCCCTTAGGTGAGGTCGCATTCCCGTCGCCTGTTGACTCTACACTAACCAAGGTCCCCATCGTCCCGGTGGGAAATCCGTATTTTGTATCGAGATCGTTAGCATAGGCTTTCTGGCTATCTGTAAGCTTTGCCATTAATTAGCGCCTTTCAGTTGAGCCTGATAGTAGCTCTCAGGTAAGTACCCGTGAGCACGGATATACTCCTCGACGAGAGACGGATCCGACAGCAGCATCTGCGTATCAGTCGCTTCATCCTGTGACCTCGTGACGGGGATCCCGAGTCCGCGAATTTGGCGCTTTTGCATCTGTACGATGGTGTCTTGGGCCTTATTCAGCTCTTTAAGGAAGTCTTCGTTACTGGTGGCTTTCTTAAGGTTGTTGCTGGACTGCATCAACGAAGCGCGCTCACCTTCGGTGGGGTTACCCCCAAAAGTCCCCTTCAGGGCAGGCAAAATAACCTTGAGATTGTATTCGTCGGTTTTTGATGCCAGTGTTCGGGTATCATCTGCTACGTTCGGAGCCCATCCCACAAGGCCCCCTTGATTTCTGGAAACAGCAGTAGGATGTTGATTGACCAAAGCACCAAGTTCAGTGCCCACCGCCGCAGCTCTACCAAAGTCAGCTACGTTTCCCGCCACAGAATTGATCTTTTCATCGCGAGCCCTTGTGAGAGTATCGATTTTCTGCTGTAAATTAGCTCTGGCGGTATCATTCTGAGCCTTACCAAGCAACGCGCGAAGTCTTAATTCCTCAGCAGCTAACTGATTCCCTGTCTGAGCTTTGTACCGGTCTATTGCGAGACTTTCATCACCCTGCCGGGCATTTTGCTGAGCAGAGAAGGCAGATGTATTAGCGTTCTGCTGGGCAATATCGTGACCCGCCGCTTTGTCCTGATATTCGAGCATCTTATCTGGACCAACAGCGCCAAGCGTCATTACATTTGTCAGGTGTGACAACTGTTCAGGGCTTGATATTCCCGTTTTAAGCATCCAGTTAGGGTCTGCCCCTACACGTTTCAGTCGATCGCTGTTTGCGTTAACAAACTGGCTGTACGCTTCAGGCCCTTGAGCAAGGGCGGTATTTGTCTGCATCGCCAGACTGCCAAGTTCGGCACGCTGCTGCTCATTCAGACCAGAAACCGCCTGCTGAGCTTGCGCGACAAACGCCGGATTCTGCTGGGCGAACTTAATGAGTCCTGAATTATCGCCAGTCGCCCAGGCGTTAGCGTGGACCTGGTTAAACTGCTGTGTGGCTTTTGCCAGATCTGTCTGTCGCATGGTATCAACAAGTCCGCCGATCCCCTGCAATGCCTGCAAGCCAACGTTATTAGCGCCAGAACGCTGAATGTCGTTATTTTGACGGACAAGGTCCAGCGCCAGTACATTATCGCCAGCCCGGGGGGCGTTATCATTCTGCCGGCCGATACCCGCAAGAAAACCTGCGCCATTACTTTCCTGCCACGTTGCCATGATTGCCCCTTAAAACAGTGAACCAAGCAGACCAATACCAGCACCAATACCAGCGCCCCAAGGTGTTGAAGTACCCAATGCGCCAGCAATCCCATACCCAAGAGCGCCGCCACCAAGGGCACCGCTAATTCCCTGCTGTATTGCTGATGGTCGGTTGGCATTAGCAGCAGCCAGCGCAGCATTCTGCTGTGATATCTGACTCATATTATTGGCATAATTCTGCCCGGCGCTGGCTTGCCCCTGAAGTGCGCCGAGGCCGATATTTGCCAGATTATTTGCATTCTGCATCTGGCCAGAAAGCCAGTTCTGCCCGAGCGTCGGTGCGATCGTCGCCAGTCCGTTACTGGTTGCCGTCGAACCCAGCCCCCCGGTTGCTTCGGCGGAGGCGAGCTGTTGATAACGAGCCTGATTTGCCAGGTCTTTGAACTGGCCGGAGTTGTAGTAATCGCCCAAGGCCTGCTGCTGTCCGCCGAGCGTGGATATGTTTTGCAGTTGGCCGATGTATTGCTGGGCCAGCGGAGTGAATGGCGCCAGGTTTCCCATGATGCGTTCGAACTGCTGGTTTTGCAGGTCAGCAGAGTATCTTGTTGCCTCTGCGGCTGCCTTGGAACCATTGTCCTTACTTCCACCCTTGCCACCGCCCCCCTCAGGAAATAGAGGTTCTTCACCGCGCAGTTTCCTGCCCAGCGCAAAAATATTGGTCATGATTAACTCCTGCTTTTTTGTAGGAAGGCTTCTAAATCTTCGCGAGTGGCATAGTAGAAGGCGACATCATCGATGCCTTTGAAGTATTTACGGATAGTTCCGACCCGATGAAGGCCAATCATCGTGCAATAAATCTGGCCGTGCCTGAATTTACGGGCAGCATACGAGGTGATGCATTGAACAGCAGTGGAAGATAAAATGTACCGCCAGAACGCCAGGCCAATGTCTTTGCTGAATCCCCTCACCTCTGGCAGGTACATCGCATGGCAGTCGAAAGTCATCGGCTGTATCTCGTGGTAATAAACAATCCCACCAAACTGACCATGCACACTAACTTCGAAATACCGACATTCTGGGCGATAGTCATAACCATCGCCATTGTTGCTACCGGCGATGATGTCGGGGTGGTTTCCGACCATTTCTATGAGGTCGATATTTCTCGTTGGCGTGAAAGTAATCATGCTATCAACCCATGGGTTCTTGCCATGTCCTCCATTGCCTTCAAACGACGACGAGTCTCTACCAGCCCATCAACCAGAGCCTGTATTTCTTCCTGTGTTGGCGGGTACCCTGTGGAGAATGACTTATCAGCGTCGAATGCCCCTTTGTTCGCCGTTCCTGTCGCAGCAGTCCAGCCTGTCTGGCGAGCGCCAAGGACCTGCAGCCCCGCCACTTTGTACGAAACGCTGGCATTAACACTGCCACCAACCTGCAACTTGTCAGTCGTAGGTGCTGGCACATTTCCAACAAAAAACGAACCGCCCGTAGCCTGCACTGACTGGCTCGTTGAAACCGCCTTCGAAATCGAGTTGGTTTTGAGAGTGTCAATGTCGCTTTTGGCGGTATTCAGCCGGGTATCTAACGCCGAAATATCATTCTTGTTTTGCGTGATTCGCTCTTCATGATTGATTAGCGTTTCTTCCGCTGTGGATATGCGCTGCTCGTGATTTTCCAGCTTAGTTTCGGCAGCAGTAATGCGTTGCTCATGATTAGCCAGCGTAGTTTCAGCGGCCTTAATACGTTGCTCGTGGTTAACGAGTGTTGCTTCTGCAGCCTCTATCCTTGATTCATGATTAGCCAGCACCAGGTCTTGCTCGTCATTTTTTACCTGGGCATCCCACGCCCCCTGGCCTGCATCGTTGGCCTTACTGGCAACATTGCCCAGGTCTGTACCCTGCTGAATGACATAAAGAAGATACGGCTGGGAGAATATATTTCGAGGAAGGAGCGTTGCATCAATACGCGTGGCCTGGATAACTACAGGGTTCCGGAGACTGTTATCAGCCATCATTCAATCCTTACCGAGCAGTCACTCAGCGTCACAGGAGAGCGCGTTATTACCCGCACTTTGAAGCCGATGTTTTTACGCACCCGACCAATACGGCGCCACAGCACGCGCTTGTCGTATACAAAAGGCGCATTAGCGCCGATCATCTTCTCGCGGCCATAGTTTGAGCCGTCCGCTGTCGCAGAGATAAACAGACGTTCCGCGTACTGCGAAACGCCCGTTACTGCTTCCAGCTCGAAATCGAATACCCGCGCGTTATTGGCTTTGAACATCGGTGTAAATAACAGGTGCTCGGTCTGCTCGTCGTACTGCGATGAGGAGTCGAATCGTAGGGACCCTATTACCGGTTCGGCCTTGTCACCGACAGTGATCTGGTTACCCTCAAACATGTAATCGATCGCCCGATGCACGTCATTGAACAGCCCCGTTTTGAGAATGCACCACTGCGGGCCGTTCTGCCCGGCTGCGGCGTCGTAACACAGTACGTGCCGCGGGAGATGAACGAGGAGCAGTTCGTGACTGTCGAACCTCACCGTTTCAAGCACACCGGTAGCCAGTTCAGCTGCGGTGTATTCACGGAGCACTTTCTCAACAGTAGACGTGGCGATCGTCGTAGCCTGCCCGCTATTGATAAGGTAAATTGATGGCGCACCGGTGGCCCCGTGGCTAATAAATGCAAAACTACCAGCAAATTCAGTTTTGCAGTAAGTGCCGGCGATCCCCTTCTGTACCATCAGCGACGGCTGAGATACATAAATTGCTGAAGTGCTATCCGTTGCGCCGGTGAGGGAGAAATACTCTATGGTGCTGCTGCCGAACATCACTACAAAATCACGCCATACCCCGCAGCCAATAATGCCGTCAGGCTGCGATTCCGCACTGTAAAACGGTCGAAAACGGTCTGGATGTGATTCGTCCTCCAGGTCTGTAACTCCGAAGGTCTGAGTTCCGTCTTTAACCCACACATAGCGCCCGCGTGCCCGGCAGATGTCGCGTACGCTGCCGATATCGTACTGGGCATAGGTAACATCACCGACATGCTCAGGCCAGTTCTGTAGCGTTTTGTTCGTTCCGTCATAACGATACAGTGTCATGACGCCGCTGGCTGCAACTGCCTGGCTCGTAGCGCTATGAGCCAGGCTGACACGACCATCCCCCGGCACTCCCCCTCGATCGCTTTCCACCTTATACAAATGACCGCCAGCTACGCGATAAACCAGATTCTGTACGGTGTTGAACTCAGCCCCACGCGATACTCCTGCGACATCTGCTTTTTTGGCTAAGCCGGGAAAGGAGCGAAAATATCCGGCAGCGTCCAGTACCTCTTTCGGCGTGGCCAGCATATTCACTGGCAGCAAATCGACATAATCCGCATTGCGGAAATCTTTACCCACTCCCTTCATCAGCGGGAGTTTCTGAATCGGCATCTGGCTTTTCTCCAGGAAAGAAGTGCCAGCCATTCAGGTTGGCAAGACTATTTCCGCTGCCGACAGGCATCCTGTTAGGGTATGGAGCACGTTTAGCGCGCTTCAGAGCGGAGTTTTTATACAAAAGTTCCTTGCCATATCTGGCAGAGGAGATGATTTTTGCTGTAGCCTCGAGGGCATAATCAGGCGCGATACGGCAGGCAAGATTGTAAAAAACAGCGCTTACCGCAGAAGGTTGAAGCCCATGCGCGTCACCCTCCGCTGGCGGGTTATCTGGATCTGAGAACACATATCCGGTAATAATCCCCTTTCCGTCCTGATACCACTCAGCCATCATCGATTCAAGGTCGTCGACCGCATCTTGCATGGATTGCGGCTCAACATCAGTCAGGGTGGCATCAGAAGCTATCCCCAATTTTCGCAGAGCCGCCCTCACCAGATCGCCCTTAGTTGCTATCAGCATCACTCACCGCCTTAGGCTTTGGCCCCGGCTTCTTGCGTTGAACAGGCTCAGGCTCAGGCTCAGGCTCAGGCTCAGGCTCAGGCTCAGGCTCAGGCTCAGGCTCAGGCTCAGGCTCAGGCTCAGGCTCAGGCTCAGGCTCAGGCTCAGGCTCAGGCTCAGGCTCAGGCTCAGGCTCAGGCTCAGGCTCAGGCTCAGGCTCAGGCTCAGGCTCAGGCTCAGCAGATGATTTCAGTAACTCATCAGGATGCGCAAACCATCCGGCATCGAGATATTCCTGTAATTCTTCATCACTGACGATAACCCAGTCGTAACCAACACCTTTCCACTCTGCGTTGTCGCCGTGACGGAATACCATGTTTGACATGTTCTGCTCCAAATAATAAAGGGGCCGAAGCCCCATTTGTTATTACGACTGCCCAGGGAGACCTACGCCGATCGCTTCCGGTCGGGTGGCGTTCACGCCATACCAGACGGCGATACGCGCCAGACCGGTGAGCGTCGAGATATTGCCCTGTGTCGCAAAGATGCCATTCAGACCCACTTCAGGAATACTGAAAGAGGTGGTCTTCATGCCAGAAAACAACTCGTGCGTAGCCGGGATTGGCTGAGACACGATACGGATAGAATCATCAGCCCAGAACACGTTAGCCTTTGCTGTGGCTTTGTTCAGGATATTGACCGGCATTGTGTTAGTCAGCGAGATGTTGACGTTGGCGTAAGCCTTTTGGTCTGGCGTCAGACTCCCGTCATTCAGCGCGATAGGCTTAGGCGTAATCACCACCTGCGTACCGTTAACAACTCGTACAACGGAGAATGTCGCATCCTGAGTAAGGACGTTTTTCGCCATTTGCGAGAGATATTTCACGCCGGTAAAGCTGATTTTGTCACCACGTTTCAGGCCGGTAGTTGCTGACAGGGTGACTGTAGCGAAACGGTTATCAACGTTGCGGCGGTTTCCATCATTATCCAGATCCCATGCAACGGGCTTAAATGCCTGGGCTCCGGAAACCGTCAGACCAGTAGCGGTTGATGCAGCCAGCGTCGGGATTTTCGGAGAGCGCATGACGTCATCAAATCCAGCAACCTGACGCTGAATATTACCGTTTCGGTATGCCTCTTCCGGAATTTCACCGTAAAAACCACGACCCTGCAGGTTGTACCCGGCACGGCGATAGTCATCAGCGTTGAAGAACCACGACAGACCTTTATCACGATTTAACTCGCGGGCAAAAATCAGTGATTCAGCCTGAGACATAAAGTCCCATCCCTTTGCAGGGTCAGTATTAATCTGTGCCGGATCGGTAACCACCAGGGAGCCCATCTCAACCGCCGTATTAGCGATTTTCACTTCCAGGTTATTCGCCAGCTTCTGAGCGGCCGCAGCGATGCGGCGGCGATATGACGTTTCATCACGCACATCATCAGCGCGAAGCTGGAAGAAATCGTTATCAGGTACACCGAGGTTAACGGCAACGTTCAGTTCGGTAATGCCAGTAGCGTTACCGGTTAAATCCCAGCCTTCTTGTGTCGGGGCTTCCTGTTCCAGCGGCATCCATATGGTGTTGCTGGAACGCTGCATCTCAGCAGCAGGCGGGGTGTATTTGCTGGTCTTTTTAGCCATCGGCGTCATGTTGGTGACGGTTTCGATAACTTCATCGATAGCCAGCGTAACGAGTTGACCTTCGTTCAAAGCCATTATTTGATTCCTTTAAGTTTTGCCTTTAATGCGCGATAGGTCGCTACGTCCCCCTTGCTTGATGCTGCATCCATCTGCTTGCGAATGGCATCGGCGTTAGCCGCTGTCACATCTCCGGCAACAGACTGGTCAGCAGGAGGAGCGGAGGAAACCTGAGTCCCGCGAGGCTTGAGAGTTAAACGTTCAGATAGTCGGGCAAGTTCAATCAGCGCAAGCTGTCCGTCCATCGCCAGTAACTGGCGGGCTTTCTCTGGGTTTGCGCCCAGGTGGTACATAATTGCGGCGGATTTCTCCGGAAAGAGGCGCATGATGTCGGTGGCGACCGGTGCCGGAACGACCTGCATGAACGCGTCTTCTTTCTCCTGATAATCAGGGATGTTGAGTTTTTCCGCCGCATCATAGTGTTTGCGGGCTGCTTCGACGTACTGCGCTGACTGCTGGGTATACTCCTGAACTTTTCGCCCCTGATCTGCCACTGCATTGCTGCGTGCATCCATGGCCTTCATCTGCCACTCGGCGTTAGCCTGCTGAAAGGCTGCGAGTGCCTGATTCTGGTCAAAGTTGTATTTTGCTAACGCCTCATCAGAGAAGAAGTCGTTTGCGTTTGGCTGAGTGGGTAGTTCAGGAGTAACCCGTAAATTCTCCGGCAATTCACCGCGTTGTACGGCTGCCGCATGTTGCTCAAGCTCACGTTGACGCTTGCGCTCAATACGGCGCTGTGCATATTGTGCGTTGGTTGCCGGGTCTTGTTTCGGCTTGCTCTCATCGTCTTTCAGGACAACATCAAAGCCAGTATCCTGCTGGATATTGCTGCCCTGAACCGTAGTCTCGGACGTCGCTGCGGTGTCAACGTGCAGGGGTTGGCCTTCAGAGCCCTGAATTTCGGTGGTATCGGTCATAATTTAATCTCTCGCTATTGAGGAATCTCGGCTTCTCCGCCGGAGGGTTGATTTACTTGCCGCAGAAGATTGGTTAAATCCATGCGGTGGGAGTGGATTTGTCCTTGCCCTTTCAGGACAAGCTCAGCATCGGCACGGGCGCTGTCACCCTGCTTTGTCTGGAAGTCGCCAAGCAGTTTCAGTGCGGCGATCACATCATTTTTCTTGGTGCTGTCGGCAGATGCCAGAATCTCGACCACGCGTGCGGCTGACACCTGCGCCTCAGTCTGCGCTTTAAACGCTTCGACCTGGATTTTCGCCTGCTCATTCTGCGCTCTTTGCAGATCCGCCTGTCCCTGCAGTAGCACGCCTTGAGCCTGGACCATTGCCGGGTCTTGTTGGCCTTGGCTGGCCTGTTGAGCCTCTACAATCCATTGCTGCTCCTCTGGCGTTTCTGGTCGTTTTGCCCCCATCAGTATTAATTGCTTGTTGGCATAGTCACGCATCAGCTCAACGCCTTTACCATCCAGTAGCGTGAAGTACTGGAGCAGTAGTAACTGATATTCAGGCGTTCCCTGTGGCGTCTTGCCAAGCAATTCCAAAATCTCTGCGCGGTTCTGCTGCTTCATGCTCTGGAATGATGGGCCGACATCGGTATAGCACTCATAGCGACCACGAATGTCATTCATGACAACATGCTGACCGGTACTCAGGTCAACCATTTCAGCCAGCAACTGAACATCTTTCTCGCTGCCATCTTCAAGCGTGATGGTTACTTTGCGGGGGACGTCATAGATATCGTTGACGATGGACTGATAAATCTCACCATCGCGCCGCATGGCTGTAGCCAGGTTATCCTGAAATACGTAGGTTTCGAGGTCCGATCGCATATTTAACTGATTGACGGTCTCGAAAGCGACCTGGCCGCCATTTACTGCCTCTGCATCAACACCAAGAGTCGCAACCTCTTTTACTGCATTGGTTGCAGCCTCCAGCATGTAGGCGTTAGCCTGAGGCACTTCCGGGTTTTCAATATAGGCAATCGGCTGCGGTGGTAAATCACCGTTATTCTCATCGGTACGATTCAACAGGTAGTACGGGTAATCATCGTTACCGTCATACATGTGCTCATAGCCAGCGATCTGCTCAGCCCAGAAGATTGGCTTCTTCTTCGGGGTGCGGGCCACAATGTCGGCGTTGAATGACATAATCATGTTTCGCAGACGCTGACCGTCTTTTGTCAGGCGAACGACGCCCTCATAAACCTCTTTGCTCTCGACAAATCCCCATTCACCGAAGCACGGTACAATCGGGATATGCTCGCCGGCGATCATCTGCTTGTCTTTGTAGATATCAGTGCAGGAAAGCAGCGTTTTGTACACGCGCTTGCGCTTAATCTGACGCTCGGCAATCTTCACCATGCCACGTTCTGCAAGCTCGTCGATGACATCCTTAATATCACGCTTGAAGTAGCTGACCGGCTCCCCCGTCATCGGGTCCTGATAGATAAACGCAGTCTCTTTCTTCTCCACCACTTCATAAAATTCAGCGATGTGAATCGTGTCCTGCGTCAGCCAGGGGAATACCCAGTCATTCGGACTTTGGAAGCTCGGCTGATTGCTCGCGTCGATATCGTTTTCTTCTGCGAAATTCTTCCAGCCGTCACGGCTCATCGAGTGGATGACAGTGCAGTGCTTCGCATCGCTCTTGTCCATCTGCTTGCTGTTGCTGTCCCATATGACGCATGAGCAGGCAGAGTGTATCGGCTCTCTGCGAATAACCTGATTGTTACTTGTAGGGTCCTGATCTTCATAGTCTGTGACGATACGCCATGCACCAACGCCAGCCTCAACCTGCTCACGTACAGCGACGTTGACAGCTATCTTTGCCGAGTTATGCCGCATGTCGGTGCGGTACATCCCCATAAGGGTATCTGCGGCATCAGGGCTGGCTCCGTCCTTAGGACGATACAGGACGTCAACAGGGTTCTGGCGCATCTCTGCAACGAGCTTACGCACTACAGGTCGCACAACATCGAACTGGCCGCGATACTGCAAGGTTGTGTACTGCGTTAGCCAGTCATCCCATTGGCTCACCCGACTAAAGAATAAGTCGTTCTTAGCCTCGGTTCTGGCTTCGTCTCCGGCTGTCCAGTCTGCGTCAAAGCGACACAGAATGCTCTCCAGTCTGTTTTCGTTATCAGCCATTATCTTCCTCTGGAAACTGGTCTAATCGGAGCGGGGATTACCTTTTCTTTAACGACACCAATATCACCATAGCGTTTTGCAAAGCGGCGCATCATATAAGCGTATCTCGTAGCATCCATGAGATCATCGCGTGTCTTGACGATGCGCCCTCGATCATCACGATGATAAAAATTAAACTCTTCGAACCAGTCACGCAGACCTGCAAAAACCTTAAACCTTCCGGAGTTCATCAGATCATGCAACTCAAATAGTCCAGGCTCTACCGAACGGGAGCCATCAGGCCACTGAGCGCAGTCAGGTAGCATTAAAAACCCAGCATCTTTATAATATTCACGCTGCTGTAGACCGCTTCCCTTCTCTGTCTGCAATCCATCCTGAGGCCATGCCGTTGGCACCTTGTTAGCCCATGACTTAGTGGCACCCCAAGCCTCGGCGGGAGATGTCTTGCTCGCTTTCCACGCTTTGGTTACGTAGAAGGTTTCATTCTCTAAATCGATGGCCAACTGAACGCGACTCTGCGGATGGTCCCAGCCGAAGTCCATACCATCGATAACCATGTAATGCTTCGGTATCGGGAATGGCTCACAGGTGATCGTGTCTTCGCTGAAATCGAATATGCGACCGTGTCCAAGCATTGGAATACCTTTTGTGCGCATGTCGCGCTGATGCGGTGGATATGATTCGAGAAGTGATTTCTTCGTTTCTTCTGTCAGGTGCGGCGCGTCATCCCACCCAACATTCATGCAAAATTGAGATTCGGCAGGTGTATCGAGTAGCTGAATAACCAACTCAGTGCGTCCGTTCTCCGGCGTAAACGTCAGAATTCCACGACCGCCACGGCCCTGGTCACCTGTAGCGGTACGCGTTAGCACCTGCGGGTAAATGGTCTGGTCCTCTGGCTCTTCGTCAATGTGGAACCAGTCGATATCATCACCCATCAATGCATGCTGGCCCTGCGTATATGACCAGAACTGAATTTTGCTAAGGTCTCCACTACTGTGCCTGATATAGGCGGAACGAACTGCATTTGGCGTCCCCGTCATGGGTTCGGTTGATACAATGCGATCCGGTGGAATAAGGCCGCCAGAAAACTGTCCGTTTACCTTTTTACCGATAATGGCAGCCTGGAGGAGATCTCTGCATTTCTCGCCGGAATAACCCAGGCACCACATTAATGGGGCATGGCCGAACCGGTGACCCTCCCACCCCTCAGGATATTCACCCAGTAAATGGATGGCATCGATATATGTGGCGGTATCTGTTTTCCCAACCCGGTTTGCGGCTATCAGTGCGCACTGGCGGTATTCGGCTGTTGCTGATATGAATTTTCTCTGCCAGGCATAGCGTGTATCGTAATAACTCCTGTACCGATAAACCTTTGCCCTTCGCTTTTTCTCCTCCAGAAGCTTTATCAGCTCAACTTTCTCCTCCCGGCTGAGATTGTGCATCTGTTAGCTCCTGCAGGCGCCGATCTAACTCTTCATCGGTCAGGTCGGTAATCGTGATTTTTTGGTCATGCTGCACTCTTTCTCCATAGCGTTTAGGTGCAAGCTTTGACACATACCATTTTCGGGCATCAACCCGAAGCCTTGATCGTGCCACTCGCTCATGATTGGTCTGCTCCTTACCGTCGTCATCTACGATGATGTCTCCCGCGCTGTCATCGGCTATTTCGATTATTTCTTCGGCTAACAATTCCGCCTGAATCTCGCGCGCCCGCGCGTACTGTTGCATAAAGTCTTCATGCCTCTGCAACCAATACATTACAGACCTGATAGATGGCATGCCGGGACGCTTACAAATTGAACGCAAACTTTCACCAAGCATAAGAAGATTGCAGATATCCTCTGCCACCTCTGGCATATAGTCTGTAGGGCGCCCAGACCTGTTTCTGGTCCTTGTGCACTCTTTTCCTGGAGGTTGAATCTCACCGGTTTTATTTGAAGGCGGAGATTGCGCATTATCTTTGAGCGGATCGCTTTTTTGCGCAGTGCGCAATTTCTTCTGCGCAGGTTTTTGCGCAGTTTGCGCAGTGGGTTTCTTGATATATCGACGGGCAGTAGCGTAGTTCAGTCCCTGCGCTTCACACCAGTCCTTCGGTGATACGCCGGTTGCGGCATGTTCGGACAGGAACCGTTGCTGAAGCTCGCCCCAGTCCGGTTTTGCCATGTATAATCCTTTTTAACCATTTGAATAGATTAAGGGATGCTATGATTCAGGATTTACTGCTGGAAGCGATAAAACATGAAAGGATGTTAAAAAAACTGGATGAACTTAATGCTCACTTTTACAACCGTAAGCATGAAACTCAGATTCGTGACGAGTTGGTAGTTATCATTAACCAGATAAGCTCTGTGGTAGCTATAAGTGAACATCCTAAACTTAGAGGTGGTGCAGTAGACTTATCGATCTATGAACCGCCGCAATCGTCCATCGAAGACAGCGATAGTATCGCCACCATAGAACTCAAACATCACTATCCGCGAGATTTGCTTCTTGAACCGGTGCAAAGAGACATTCTGTCGGACCTATCAAGGACGGTAGTGTTACCAACTACTCACTTTGTTCACGTGATCCAGCAAAGAATTATTCACACACCCCCACTAATAGGGAAAGTAAAATTCCTCCAAAGAGATACCAATGACATATCCTTTTGCGTGAGAACTTTGGAAGAACTAGATGCTTTTCCTAGAGAATTTCAAAAAAAAGCAATTAGCATTAAAGTTCACGGAAACGTAACTTCGACATATACATTTAACATATACACGCTGCCCAAATTGAAAACAAAAGACACTTAAAATTTACCAAATTCAACCAGTAAACAGAGCGTAATTTAAATCACTGGCAATGGAAGCATTATCGAAGCCACTCTGTGAATGGCTCCTGTAATGCTATCTGGCGTTGATGGTTTGTTGATAATTTCCAAAACTGGCTGGGGTAACATATCGGCGAAACCATGCTTACCCACAGAGGTATGCCCCAATGAGTAAGAATCAGATTCGCTGGGCAGGGATAGCCATTATGATGTTTTGCCTGGTTAATAGCATGATGGAGTTCTCTTCACCTGAAAAACGAAATCTCGCCATCGTTTCGGCTGTAGGCAGCATTGTCTACATTGCATGCATGCTGCGTCTTGTTCTCAGAAAAAAATAACCCTTATGGCATTATCGAGCCACCTCTTGAAGTGGCTCTGTAATGTCCTGCTTCATGAAATTATTTCATCTACCTTTAAGCAGAAAACCTTTCACCTAATGTGCATTATGAAAATGCCAATTGCGGCATACCTCGGGGAAACTGAAATGATCCATACCGTTCACTTCATGACAGATGTAACCGTTCCTTCTGTCACTAGCCTTATGGACGTTTGCCTTAAAGCGATATCGAATCCCAACCAAGTAATTTCAGAAATTAGACTTTATATCTCAAGTAAGGGCGGCGATACCGTTGCTGGTTTTACTGCATATAACTTCCTGAAATCTCTTCCAGTAAAGGTGACGACACATAACCTGAGTAACGTTGAATCTATTGCAAATGTTATTTTCATGGCTGGTTCTGAGCGATTTGCTAATCCGCTCTCAAGGTTTTTGCTACATCCTCTACATTGGGGTTTTGCAGCACCACAAGCAGACCACCTCAGGCTTAGGGAGTGGGCAGCATGCCTGGATGACGACTTGCACCGATTTGTAAAAGTGATGAATGCCGAGTCTCTCGCTATTACCCCAGACGAGCAAATTGACTGGGGTGATTTGATTACTTCTGCAACCATCATTGATCCGGGAAGGGCCACCGAGTTGAGTATGGTCCAGAAGGTCGAGGCTGCTACCATACCTGCCGAGTCGATCAGATGGTGGGTTCTGTAACATTATTGAGTCTCCCAATAAGTGCGGGCTCATTGGCCCGCTCGTTTCTTCTCAGCGCTCCGGATATCAGCCTTATCCCGATTGCATTGCCCCAGCGCCGATAGCAGGTTGACGTTTAAATCCAGGCTCTCGCCCCACGTCAGATTGTCTGGGATTGCCGGTTGCGGTGTATCAGCTGTCAGGCTGGATGGCAACGGAACCACCGGTACCTTGATGTAAACCGTTCGCGTATTGCTGACCAATTAAAAAGCCACCTGCTAACGGTGGCTTTTGTGATGGAAATTCAAATCATTTTGACGATTCACTGTTTGTCGATTTTGTTTATTATCTCTTGCTTGTCATCATTACACTGCTTGAGCGAAACCAGCGTATCGCCATAAAGATCGAGCAACTGCCCCCAAGTAATTCCTTTAGGGATATCAGGGGCAACATTAGATTTTCGTAATTCATCGGGTATTGAAACTATTTTTGCTGCTTGCCTGACGTTTGCGGCAGAGATAAAAATTGTTCCTATATAACCAACTGAATTTAGAATAATTATTGCTATGACAAAATATCTCATTCCCTTACTGCGCAACTTCCGGCATAGCTTGTATGCATCAGAACCGACATAACACAGTGATATGATCGTCAGCACCGAGAACGAGATGGCAGAAATGAGATATGTTATTGAAGCCATTAGATTAACCCGCTCAGAAAAGTAAATTGCAGCCAAGTAATATGAGCCAGCAACTAGAACCAGTACCGAGGCAAGAAAAGCCACTGAGTCTTTAAAAAAGGTTTTTATTAAAGCTAATGGGGATGAATCACTCATTGTGGTTCCTGTTATGAGTAGTTGTAATCCCAAAAAGATACACTACTTGATCACTTCAGGCACTGCGTGCGGATGTAGTCCTGCAGGTAGCTCACTTGCCCTGTGATGGTGGCGATTCCGGCTCGGAGACGCCAATAATCCCGTTCAGCGGAGTCAGTAAGTCGGGGGCCGGAAGCATCGCCCATGCCGCTGGCGCCGGTCGCTCCGTTCGCGGGACATTTTGCGTTGAGCTGCAGCCGACGCTTGCCAGAAGCAACATCACGCTCAAGCTGATCGATAGTGGCTTTAGCATCTGCCAGTTCTCCTGTGTATTTGGCATCCAGTGCAGCGACGTCACGCTGACGGGTCTGCATGTCGGTGATAGTGGCGTTCGCCAGATTCAGCGCCTGTGTTTTCTTGTCGCGCTGGCGCTTATATTCGGTAGCATTGGTGTGGTAGTGACTGGCAAGCCACCCAAGACAAACAATCAGGCAGATAACCACTGCGCTGATAATGGCGGTTAAGCGGCTCATCAGAATACTCCCGGAGCAGATGGCGGAACGCCGGGATTTAATGGCCCGAAACCATCATCTACTTTCTGTGGTTTTTCACCCCATAGACACACTTCGCGCTCAATCTCGCGGCGCGTTACCAGACCCTTCCACTGCTTGCCTTTGGCGTAGGTCCAGCGGCGCAACTGGTCACACGCGCCGTTCTGGTCGCCATGGTTGATTTTGCGCAGCAGCGTGGAGGTCTGGAAATTGCCAGCGCCAACGTTATACGCGAACGAGTACAGCGCCCCACGCATCGTTTCGGGGATTGGCTGTTTGATATACGGGTTAATCTGGCGGGCGACGGTGTTCAGGTCTTTATTGAGCAGTGAGCGACACTCAGTCTCGGTGTAGGTTTTGCCTAGCAGGATATCGTTGCCCGTGTGGCCATAGCAGACCGTCCAGACGCCAACCACATCCTGATAAGGCTTATACCGCACACCCTCAAGCCCATCGTTACCAGTCGGACCTGTGATAAGCGCAGAAGCGATAGCAACAGCTCCACCGCCAACAGCTGCAATGACACTTTTTCGAAGTGCTGGAGACATTATTCACCCCTTGCAGCTTTACGCCGGTCTTCTTTGATTTTGAAATACAAATTTGTCAGGTAGGTAAGGAAACCGAATACCAGACTCCCAAGAACGCCAATGGCAGCCCACTGGGATGGGGATACTTTGTCGAGCAGTTGTAGCATCCAGAACCCCGCGCTACCTGCGGACGAGCCGTAGGCAATGCCTGTAGTGAGTTTGTCCATTCTGTGCAT